GAGGATGTATCGGATGCCGACCTCGGTGTCGGTCACCACCGGCGAGCCGATCATTCCGGTACCAGCGCTGATCACGTAGACCTGGTTGTCCAGGGCAGCTTCGCGCTTGATGATCTTCATGGCGCCGTTCTCGACCATCCAGTCAAAGGCAAAGGTCTCGGCGAGCTCATTCATGCAGGCGGTCGGGCTGCCTTGCAGGACGGTGCCGCGAGAGCGCCGCTTGAGTTCGGAGAAGTCGCCATAGAACTGGATCTCTGCGCCGAACGGCTCCGCGCACGCTTCAATGATCTGCACAGGGTCGGTTTCTGGCGAAAGCGTGAGATTGATCAGGTTCTGATCGCGCTCCTTGGCCGATGACTTGCAGAAGAAGCGAATGCCCTTGGTCGCGCCATCGTCTTCCAGGTGGCGCTGCACGTTGACGATCTGACCAACAAACACGGCGCCGAACAGATTGTCGTAGCCAGCCTCAAGCGAAATAAACTCGTATTTCTTGGTGACGCCATCGCCGAGCATCTGCCGCTCGGCGTAGGGCGACACGTTGAAGATGGTGATCTCGGCCACGCTGAGGGCGCCGCCGGCGAAGTGGGTCGCTTGGAAGGTGATGCGCAGCCCGTCACCATCCGTGTTCATTTCGTAAATCCGCGATCCTGTTGCGCGCCCAACCTTTAGGCGATAGCGCCGCAGGAATATTTCATTGCTCATCGGACCACACCAGTTGGTTGGTGACTCCCAGGTTGTCCGGGGTCGGTTGATCCCCTTCGAGCTTCAGGGAGCCATAGGCAATTTGTGGTGGCGGGTACAGGCCGGCGAGCAGGTCCGACCCCGGGAGCAGGAAGCGGCCCGCAGTCAGCGTGACGCCCAGCGGAGTCAGGATATTCACGCGGAAGACCTCAAGCCTTACCATCCATTGCAGTTCGATGACCAGCGTGTTTTTACCCAGGCGAGCGCTAAACGTCTGCGCCGGAAGGGCCTGAACGGCTACCTTGAATCGGCTCATTGGATCACCTCGACGGCAGCATCACCGGTGGTGACCATCGGCGCGCCCTGGGTAGCCACGCTGTCGTTCTGCATCAGTTGCTCGGCGGAGGTGACGCCCTGGGCGACCTGCGAGCGGATTGTGCGAACCTGATAAAGCTCGGCGACGAAAACCAGTCCGTCCTCATTCTCAGGAACGGTCCCCTCGTATAGGTCGACCAGCACCATGTCGCGCATGATTTCTTTGCCGGTATCCAGATCGAACTTGGAACGGGATTCCAACAGTGCGCTGAGCGATGCCCAGGCGGTAGAGGCTCGGGTTTCGTCGCCGCCGGATAGCAGGTAGGCCGATACAGCGCTGACTGCGGCACCACCGACACCACCAATCGCCGTGGCGATCGCGCCAGCGCCCATCATGCCGATATCGTTTAGATCCAGGCCGAGAGGGCTATTCGAGACAGCCCCGGTCAGCAGGTAACGATTCGGCAGCAGGATGGCGTGATCATTTACTGGGGCGCCGAACTCAATCGGAAAGCGCGTGAGCTGGATCGATTTATTGGTCTTTCCCTCAAGCTTGGCGTCGAATTCCAGCGGGCCAATTTTCGGCAGATTCTTGGCGAAAATGCTCATCAGGCTCATTTTTCGGGACTCCTGAAGTCCTGCATGGTCTGCTCGGTCAAGCCGCTCATTTGTTCGTTGATGATCTGCTTGACCTTCCCGACGTCGGCGCCGTGGATATGAAACTGGCGATTGTCGGTGTATCCGGCTGCCGCCTGTCCGCGCCGGTCAGCTTCGCCTTCCTTGTCGGCAGGACGTTCGTATTCGCGGGAGACGATCGATGCTGCGTCATAGGCGCTGGTAGCCGTGCGCAACTTGCCGCCGGCGGCCTTCTCGTTGCCGCGGGTCAGTTCGTGATTGATGAACTCAAGCTGCTCGGCACCGGTGGACTTGCGAATATCCTTGCCGTACTTCTTTTCGAACTCGGCCTGCCGGTCTGGATGCCACTGCGCCAAGCCATAAGCCTGGCCGCCGTCACCCTCTGCGTTCGCCTTGAAGCCGCTTTCCTGCTCCAGGTTGGCCGCGATGCCTTCCGCCTGTTCGCGGCTCCAGCCTTTCGCCATGAAGAAGTCGACCGTCGCGCCTACCGCATCGCCGCCGCCTTTCTTTAGGCGGTTGTTCAGCAGTTCAGTGTCTTCGCCTGCGTTCAAGCTGCTCGAGTAGAGCAGTGCTGCAGCGCTACCACCGGCAACGGTAAGCATGGATGCCCCGCCAGCAGCGGCTGCGCCGGCAGTAGCGGCTTTCGCTGCACCACCCAGGCCGACGATGGCTCGAAGCGAGGCCAGGCCCTTGAGCGCAGCGCTGCCGCCCAGTAACGCCATGGCAATGGCCACCAGTTCGATGTTGTCGGCCAGTTCGCCGAAGAACTCCTTTAGTCCTGAGTCGACCAGATCCTTGTTGTCGCGGTAGAAGGCAACGAAGTCCTCGGCCATATCAGCAAAGGCCGGGGCCAGCTCGCCAGCAATGGTGTTCCCGATATCGGTGAAGACCAGATCGAGTTCGCTGGACGCCTTGGTCAGTCGAGCCGAGTCGTCGATCTGTTGCTGAGTCATGATGCCAAGCTTGCCGCGCACGTCGAGTTGCTTTTGGGCTTCCTCGCTGCCTTTCATCAGCAGACGGACGGTTGATTCGCTCAGGCCCAGTGCGTTACCGGCCAGGCGCTGGTTGAGCGGTGACATGGTCTCGAACTGCTTGGCGATGTTGGTCAGGGCCTCGGCCGTGTTCTGTGCGCCGATGATGACGTCAGGGTCAAGGCCGAGCTTGGCCACGTCACCAAACCACCCGGTATTGCCGGTGATGGGTGAGGCCATCAGATCCTGAAGCTTGGTCATGTCAGCGAACGCGTCAGCCGCGTTGCCGCCTTGAGCCTTGATCGCCTGGCCGAGCATCTGCACGTTTTGAGTGCTCAGCCCGGTCAGCTTGTTGAAATTGTCGAGCTCGGTACCGGCATTTTTGAAGTCACCCACCACCTTGTCGATGGCGAGTTTCCCGGCCAGCACGCCGCCGAGCTGCAGAACCGATTTGGTAAGGCCGCCGAACGCGTTGTCGGCCTGCTGGAATGATTTTTCGTCGACCTTGATGCCGAGGGCGATCAAGAAGCTTTCGAGCACTTTCAAATTCCAGCTCCTTGAAAAGCAAAAAGCCCCGCAAGTGCAGGGCTATTTCGGGCGAGAGGCCTCGGCCAAGTGACGGGCATAGATCATTTCATCCATGACCAGGTTCGCCCGCTTGACCCAGCCGAGCGAGTAGGTGCCGTCCTGCAGGTCTTTGTAGGTGCAGAGTGGCGGGCACAGGCCGGGGATTCCGGTACATGGCCGCCATAGCTCCCAGTCGACCGCCGGGTTTAGGCGCTCTCCTGACTCGAATCCGGCGCCCCGGCTGAAGCGGTAGATTTCTGGAAGAGGGTCAGGAGCCCGGTAAAATCCTCGAAGACATTTCCGAGCGCCATCACTACCAGAGTGAAATAGGTCTTCAGTCGGCCCGAGAAGTCTTCCATCGTCAGCGGAGTGGTACTGCCTTCCTTGAACAGCTTGCCCAGCAAGGAGTCGCAGACGAAGTTGAAGTCGTCTTCAGGCATGCGGGCGAGCATGGTGCCGACGATGCCGCCGGCGACCACGAAGGACGACGCAGCGCCGACCTCGGCCAGGGCTAGGCCGCGAATCATCGGCTCGACGCCATACTTGCCCAGCCGGAACAGCACCGCGCGCTGCTTCTCGGCACTCGGCAGGGCGAAGCGATACGTCACCCCGTCATGCTCGATCGAGCGGATATGCGATTCAGCCTGACTCATTGCGCGATACCTGCGTTGAATTCGAAGATAAAGGTCGCGTCGTTCATGCCGGGGCCGCCACGGCCCATAGACTTGCCGCGAGTGGCTACGCCTTCTGCGAACACGGCGCCTTCATATCCGGCGATGGATGCATAGGAGCCGGACACTTCGGCGCCGGAGTTGACCAGTGCTTGCAGGCCGATAGCTTGCTTGCAGCCTGGCATCAGGTTCAGCGTCAGGCGCTGACCAGGATTCTTGCGGGTGAACTTGACCGCGTTACCGCCCAGCCCGCGACTGAGTACAGACTTGTCGTCGATCGGCTCGATGGTGAAGGGCGGGTCTGTGCGGCCCCAGTCGTCGATCACACCGACGCCGGTGATGACCACGATGGTGTTTTCTACGGAAAGATCTGAAAGTGCCATGTTCTAGCGCCCCTTATTCAACGTTGGCCGTCAGGTCGACGGTATGGATGGCGCCAGCACGGAAGATGCGCATATTGATCGGCGCCGCACCGCGTGCATCACGCTCGGCGTCGGAGATCAGCAGGATGTCTTCAGCTTTGGTCAGGATCTCGTAGCCACGACTCAACACTTCCTCACCAGTCTGGTCGTCGGTGTAGAGGCGCTCGCCCAGGTAGCCGTTGCCGATGAACTTCTCGCCGACCTGTGCGGCCGCGTCGATCAGTATCTGCTGGCCCGCAGGGGTTTGGCGCAGCTTGGTCGGGGTCTTGGTCAGGGCGTTATACAACGCAATGGTCATGAAGTTGGTGAAGGCGTCCAGGTTGAACACATCATCGATATACTCGCCGAATGTCGACGTGGTCTTCGAGTTTATGATTCGGCCGTTGTCGCGCTCGCCACCAGTCTCAACGACGGTGTAGAACACTGCGCCCTTCGCCTTCATGGCTCCGTAAGCGGTCGGGGTAAGGCTCTCTGCGTCGATACCAGGCAGCTTTTTGTATTCGCCGGTGATGGTCGAGTTGGCTGCGTTGAAGTTGACACGACTGAACACTGCGGCGATCTCGAAGCCTTCATACAGCTCGGTCGCATGGCTGGCCACGAACAAGCGGCGCGAGCCCTGGGTCACAGCCTTGCTGACGATGTCAGTGGTGACCGCAGGGTCGCGCACGGTCGACTGGTTCGAGGTGTAGGCGAAGAACTTGCCAGCGGCATCGCCGGCGGCGGCCAGGGCCAACACGTCAGCATCGACAGCGCGGATGGATGTCTCGAACTCGAACCAGTAGAACCAGATGCCCTTGTTGATCGCGTCATTCAGCGACTCGACAACGGTGTCCAGCTCGATGCGCAGGTAGATGCGCAGGCTCTTGGGCTTCGGAACGGCCGAGAACCAAGCTTCAGCCGCCTTGTACGGGTCGGAAGCGATGTCGAAGTCGGCCGCCACTTGTGCTGCAGAGCCATAGTCGCGGTACGAGCCCTCAACAAATGCCACGTCGCTCGACGAGTCGAAGTCAGCAAACACCATGCCCGCGCCAAAGTTGGAAGTCCCAAGCCCGGCCGAGTTGATCAGCGTGGTGATGTTGATGATGCTTTCAGCCGGATAAGCCATTTACTTCCCCTTGCGCAATGGCGCCAGATTGTTCGGTTTGCGCGGAGAACCCCACGCGATAGATCCGCTGGATGCGGTCTTCGGCGATGGATTCGCCATACAGGTACAGGGTGAGTTGCGCGCGCTCTTCCATGGCCGCTTGATACAGGCCGGCCAGGTTGTTGATCGGAGACGTGCGGGACCAGCCGAGCTTTGCGGTACGCAATAGGGCCTTGATCGGCTCGCGCTTGTTCGCCTCGCACATGGCCGAGGCATAACCCATCGCGCCAGCCCGGTAGAAGTTGATGCTGAAGCCGATGGTGAACTGGGTAGCCACCTTGGCGATGATGTCCATGTACTGCGGGTCGTCCTCGGCGACGACACTGCGCTGCGAGTTGAGCGCCTGGCCGAACTGCGCAGGACTGTCGAGCCGCACGGCGCAGTAGCTGCCAGTGGGAGCCCCTACGCCCGGGTCGCCGATGATGATCTTGTTGGCTGCGAGCCCGGTAGCCGCCATCACAATCTTGCACACCGCCTTGGACAGGGCGTTCTGATCAAGCATGACCGACGTCCTCCGGCAGCGTTACGTTGGCATATTCGTAGACCTCTTCGGCCACCGGCTCCAGTTGCACCACCAGGGCGTTGACGCTGATCCGATCAATCTCTGACTGGTCCAGCTTGGCCACCACAGCGCGGCAGAAGTTGTGCCACGGCCTGAAGTCGGTAGCGATGGACTTCCACCAGGTCACTGGCTTGTCGGTCGTCTCGGCGAACACCAGGATGTCGGCGAGGTTGCCGTCAGTCGAAACCGAGATCCCTTTTCCGTCGTTTCGGTGAATGACCCGGACGTCGTTGATTCGCTCGGCACCGATCTGCAGGAACTCGATCTCCTTGTCGCTGACCGGCTGCACGTTTGCGTTAAAGGTGTCGGTGTAGCTCAGGGTGATGGCCGGCTCGAAGTCGATGATCTCGCTGGTGTAGCGATTCAGAACGACACCAGGATGCGTAATGAATGGGCCTGAGACGTGGCCGCGCATATTCAAGCCCATCACAGCCCCTCTTCGAGTTGCTCGCCGCTGTCGTCGACGACATAGCGAATGGATTGGCGCAGGTCACCACTGTCGATCAGTGGGTTGCTTGAGCCCTTGGCTGCAATCGTCGACTTGGCGTTCGGCGGGATCTTCAGGTCAGTGATCTCCTGCTTGACGTGACCCTCGGCCAGGTTGCCCATTTGCTCGAGTAGTATGGTCATGGTCATTTCGCCACTGAGAACCTTGGGAATCATCATCTCAGCCAGTCGCTGATACTGCGGTGAGCCTTTATCGATGGCAGGCGCCAAAAATGGTCGCGGGGGGATCATGCCGTCAGCAGAGCCGAAGTTGTTCACCGCGGCGACCGTTGCAATGGTCAGCCCGTCTTCGTATGCGCCCGCCCCTTTGGGCACGCCGACCAGCACGCGAGTCGCGCCCTGCAATTGCTCGGCGAGCTTCTTCAGCGCCTCCTCGACCTGCTGCTTGCCGATCAGGCTCACTTCTGGCCGGATCATACGCAGATGGCTCCCATGCCAGCCCTGTCACGCAGGTGCAGGTATTCAAGGCCGTATGGGGTAAGGGCCAGGGACGCTTCCCACACCGTCAGACTGGCGTTAGCCGCCGGGATGGCGTAGGACACCGACTCGTCACGAACGCCCTTGCTTGCCACTGCGTATGGTGTCGAGGCGCTACCATCTGAGCCGGTGGCGTCAGATGTGGCCTTGTTCCAGGTCAGGTAGTGCGCCGCTAGGGCGAACCAGCCGCGCTGGAGGAATGAGTAGGGCTTGTAGTCGCCCCAGCTGCACGCGCCCAGCTCGCCGCGTGCGATGTACAGCGCCTTGGTGATGGATGCATCAGGCCAGGCGGTGACATTGGAAAATTCGGGGTAGAACGCTCGGAAGTCGGTCAGAACCGCCGGCGTCACTTCAATTGTCAGTTCAGCCACGGGTCAGACTCCAGAATGAAACAGCCCCTCGGGTTAGGAGGGGCTGCGGGGTGTTACTTGGATTTCGCCTTGGGCTCGACACGCTCGGGCTCAGGCTCGACGCTTTCTATCTTCAGCCAGTTGGCCTTAGCGAACAGGCCTTCCTTCAGCTCAGCTGCATACTCGTCGTCGAAGTTCTCGACAACCTCGCCGGACTGAATCGTCAGGCCGATGAGCACCAGCGGGTGAAGGCTGGTATTGGTCAGAGTTGCCATGCGAGCCCCTTAGATGTTATCCACGTACAGGTGCGACGCTGGTACGCGCAACTCAGTACCAGCAGTGCGGACAACGCCCGCCGCTTCAAACTGCAAGCCACCATGCGATGGGATTGGAGCGTTGAGCGTGTATGGCATCGGAAGGTGGAACTTGGCGAACTGTGGGTTCTTGGTGTAGACCATCATGCGATTGCCGCCGCCAGCACCGGCGGTTGCCGCCTGCAGGACTGGCTCGATGGTGATCTTGAGAACGCGCTCCAGGTAGCTGATCAGGGTCTCCGCAGTGTTCGGGATGCGGAAGGTGACCAGCAGGCCGTATTCGGTCAGCGGCAACAGGATGTGCGTTGGACGGAAAATCGAGTTGGTCTGAACCGCGTAAACTTGCAGGATCGCTTTGTTCAGCAGGGTCAGGATCTCGTTTGCCGCGGTCTCTCCGCCAGCAGCCAGGATCGCTGCGATGGTTTTGTTCGCGCCGCCGAGCAGGGTGCCGGACGAGGTAACCGGAACGCCTGGGTACTTCAGCAGGCCGCCAGTGGCCAGCGAAGGCCAGCGGGCATCGCCGACGAAAGCCACGCGATCGAGCCACTGCTCGGTCAGGGTGCGGACAGCGATTGGCTTCTCGGCCAGCAGGTTGATTGCACCGCCGAAACCTTGGGTGCCGGCCATTTGCTGGGCCTTGCCGATTTCGATCTGGGTGTAGGCATAGCCCAGGCCAGCCTGAACCACGTCAACGCCACCGACCTTGGCTGCGATCTCGGCCAGCGGAAAGTCGTGAGCGGTATCGCCGATTGGAGCCGGCTCACCCTTGTAGTCGAGAACCTTGAAGGCGATCGACTCGATGTAGTCCGGGGCCGAGGTGTCCACCGTCAGGATCGACGGGTATTTGATATCTGGGTACTGCTGACGCAGGACTTCTTGCTCGATGTAGGTCAGTTGACCCATCAGGAAGCCCAGTTGCGCCTGGGGGGAAGCGTCGAAAGTCTTCATTCGATCTGATCCTTAAGCGGCGATGGTGGTTGGCGCGATGGCTTTGATCTGTACCAGCACCATTTCGCCAGCGGCAGCAGCCGTCAGGAACGTGCAGCCAGCCAGAACGTGGTTACCAGCGGTTGCGGCGTTGGTGATCTCGCCAGTGGCTGGCAAGGCGTAGACCTGAGCGCCTTTGACGGCGCCGGCCAGGGTCTTCACCCAGATCCGGCCGTGCGCGACCAGACTGGCTTCTTGACCAGCGCGGTAGCCGCCGACGACGTTGCCGTTGTCCGAGGACTGGCCGGTCAGGTAGCTACCACTGACGCCGGAAGCGTTTCGGGCCGAGATGCCGAGGAAGAAGCCGGCACCAGCAGCAGGCAGCTTGCCCGAGCGATCAGCAGTGTCAGAGACGACTGCGCGACCGAACGGAACGGCGACCGTTACCACTGCGGTGGTGATGTCGGCCATGGCCAGATCATTGACCTGACCCTCGAAGGCCTTGCCGGCGTACTGGCCGAAGGTATCTTGAACAATGCCCATTACTTTTCACCCCGCAGGTATTTGGCGTAAGCGTCAGAACCGTCGAGAGTCGTCTTGGTGCTAGCGTTAGCTGCGTCCTTGGCGAACTGCTTCAGGCTGTCGTTGACTTTCGACTTGTCGTCGTCCTCGTCGTCGCCTTTCTCGTCTGCGTCATCCGCAGCGGCGTCGAAGGCGGACAGAACGTAGGCCTCGGATTTGGAAGCCCAGTCACGGGTCGGCTTGAGCTGCGCCATTGCGGCACGCTTGATCTCGATCGGGGACACCAGGCCCTTCGCGTCGAACGACTTCACAACCTTGGAGGCCAGGGCGATAGTGTCGAGGGTGGACTTCACGCGAGCGCCGATAGCGGTGTCAGAAGTTTCCTTCTTGGCCTCTGCCAGCTTCTCTTCGGCTTCGTCCTTGGTGGCCTCGGCCTTGTCTGCGCGTTCCGACGCTTCATCAGCGAATTTCTGAAGGGCTGCAACGGCGTCTTCGACTACCAGGGCAACCTCTTCGTCTACGGTGATGGAGCGGCTTTTCTTGGAGTCTAAAAAGACTTTCCGTTGTGCCATTGGTACACCTTTCGGTTTGTGGTCAAAAATGCGGGCGACCTTGCCGCCTCGCGCTGCTGCTACAACGGCGACGTGGTTGATCTGGATGTCACGCTGCTCGTATTCGTATGCGGTGCCGGACGCAGGGTCGATGCCAGGGGCTTCGACGTACTCGGCCAGGTAGCCGGGGGATAGCTCAGCCTTGCCCGACTCGATGTCGTCGATGGCTGTCTGGTCCTTGATGATCAGGTCGACCACCAGGTTGTCGCCGTCCTGCGCAACTCCGCGCACATGGCCGACCGAGACCTCCTTGAACGTCTTGGAGTCAACCAAGTCGTCCGGGTGGTCGTTGGTCACGTCCTTATCAGGGAAGGTGGCCATCGACTCAGGGGCGAACACCTGGGAGGGTGGACGGTAGACATTGACGATGCGCTCGGGCCCGTCGAGGTCCAGCTCGCTCGACAGGTACTGATAAACCCCGGTGCGCGCTGCAACCCCCTTCACGCAGAGGAAACCCTCGGGCGTGAGTGTTCGCGACGTAGGCTTGAAGGCCTCATCGATGGTCATTTTCTTCATGGGTTACCCGTTCTTGTCGGGGAAATAGTTCACGCCGGGGATCATGGCCAGCCCGACGCAGCGGCAGAGAACGTGATGCTTGCCTGGGTGCAATCCGGTCTTGCCGCCCCATGTCGCGCCGTCGGCGATCTTGTAGACGCCCGGGCCGTAACCGATGTCCTGGCGCGCGATACCCCAGCAGCTGATCTTGGCGTTGGGGTACTTGCCTGCCGGGTTACCGGCGACACGCTGATCAGCTGCATCGACAGCCTTGTAGAACACAAGGCCGGCGGCGGTCTGGCGCTGTCGAGTCAGGTCAGAGTTGATCTGTGACATCTGATCGCGAGCGATGAGCTTGGCCCGCCGAGCACTGGCACCGGTCTGTTCCTGAATCTGCTTGGCGATGGCGGTAGGCGCGAGCCCGTCCTTCATGCCGCCCAGCACGATCGTCTCCACCTTCTGGAAGTATTCCGAGGGGATGGACTTGATCAGGTTGACGTTTTCAGCGGTGGAGGCTTCCAGGTAGTCGTTCATGCCCTTGGGCCTGGTGATCAGCTGGAAGTCGATGCCCACTGCCTTGTTGACTGAGTCGCGGAAGTCCTCAGCATTGTCCGCATCAGCGCGACTGATGGTCATTGCGGCCACCCGCTGGACTTGAGCCTCGAACAGCGGCGAGGTGAAGCGCTGGGAGACGCTGCGTATCGCCCTGAGGATCTGATCAGTCCAACTGCCGTCGAGCGTCATGCGGCTGTCGGCGATGTAGTCGGGCTTCAGTCGCTTCAGTTCAGGCTCCAAGGCGGCAACCAGTTCGGAAGCCATTGCCCTCACCAGTGCGCGCAGTTGGCCGAGGTAGTAGCGCTCGGCCTCCTTGCTGGGCATCACCGGTTTAGGCGCTTTCGGCTTTCTCTGGCGTTTTTCCATCAGCGCCTGGTTTGTCGCTGCCAGTTTCGCCAAGGGAGAAACCAGGGATGTCGTCGAGGTCGTCGCCGAGGCCATTGTCCTGATCCTTCTCTAGCTGCTCTTGAGCCTTGATCTGCTCGTCGGTGATGGCGTATGTGCCTTTCGACTGTGCGCGGCGCATGGCATGGCTTGGGCGGATCACACGGGACTCAATGTTCATCGAGTCAGCCTGAGCGTCAGCAAGGTCTTCCTGAGCCTGCTCATTGCCCGAAGGCAGCGACAGAGGATTCCACTCGAACTCAATGCCTTCCGGGTAGTCGCCCAGCGCCGAGCGGATCAGCACCTGGTCGAGCGACTCGAGGTCCAGACGCATATGGCCGTCCTGCTTGCCCTTGATCGTCCCTTCGTAGGACTTGCGGTCGCCCTCACCAGTCGCCCCAAGCCCCGAAGCCGATTGGCCCCACAACTCGGTTACCGGCATCTCTGCAGCACCTGCTGTCCACACCATGAACTGCTCCATGATCTGACTGAGGCCCGAGAACGCGATGCTCTTGCGCTCGTAGGTCTCGCTCTGCTTGTCCAGCAAGGCAAGATTCACAATGGACTTCATCATCCCGAACAGACGATAGCGCTCGGTGACCTGATCTCTCTGCGGGCTGGCCAGCGCGGACTTGAGGCCCTCCACGGTGACTGTATCCACGTTCGCTTCAAGCACCAGGGAGGCAATACCGCCCTTGGTGGCCACCACATCGCGCAGGTCGGACATGCAGCGACGCAGGCGACTGTCACCCCAGCCTTGCTCAAACATACGCAGGCGGCGCGGCAGGCGAGCTCCAGTGCGGCGGATGATGTGACTGTAGTGAATATCCTGCGTGCCGTTCACCATCATGTAATTCTCGGGAAGCATCCAGTTCGGCGCGAGAGGATTGTCGTAGTTGAAATCCTTCGGCTGAATGTCCCAGCGATCAAGGACGACCAGATTCTTCAGGCCGCCCTTTTTGATCTTGTCCAGGTCGAGCGGCTTGCTCAGGTCCTGACCAGTCACCATCAGCAATGCCGCGCCACCGTACAGGTCAGCCCAGCAGCATGTGTCCAGGTAGGCTTGCTGCACACCCAGGCGCCGCTCTTCGGATTCGATCTGCTTGGACTGCTTACCGTTGAACTTCCGCCATTCACGCAGCGCGTCTTCGTTTGGCTTGTCCACGATCCGGCGGGCGATCCAGTTGGACTGATACGCCGCTTCCAGCTCCATCTGGCCGACGAACTCGAACCCGAAGGAGTTGTGCGAGCGCTTGTCGCGATTGGTACCGATGTTGGCTACCAGGTTCGAAAGACTATCAACCGAGACAACTTTTCCATCTTGGACTTGAATTCGCGGTTTTTGCTCGGTCATGTTCTTTCCTATTCCGCGCCACGATTTCGTGATGCTCAGTTGTGTGGCGCGGGATATTTGGTCAGAGGATGGCTTGCCGCATCACAGCAGAAGTTGTGTCTGCCGCAGCGCATGGCTTTGCGTGATGGCGACAACGAACCCTTGAGGCAGCCCGGCAGACTGGGCATCTGAGATCGCCTTGATGATCGCTCTATCCAGGGCCTCCAGCGCCCTGCTCACTTCGGCACTGATCGGCATGGGCTGGCGGATTGGCGTGACATTGCTCATGGCGACCCCTCTTGCTCGTGCACTTCAAGCTTGCGGAACCGGATGGCCTTGCGGGCCTGCTCGGAGACCTTGTCGACGTCCACGTCCATGTTGATCATCCAGGCGAAGACGTGCACGGCGTTCAGATAGGCCTTAAACCACCATGGGAGGTAGGCACGCAGAACGAGTCGGACGGTTCGAGCCATGGAGGTCACCATGCAAGTCGACATGGAAGGTAATGAGTGGCGCCCGCACGAAGCCAGGCACCCTTTGGTCTAATCGGTTTCGCGGCGCTTTGGCGTCTCGATGTTGTTCAGGCACTGCTCACAGTGCAGGTACCGGCACAGCCAGCCTTTGACGACCGGCCAGTGGTTGGCGACGAACCAATGTCTCAGGCCTGCCAATGCGAGCGCTCCGTGGAAGGTGATACCAGCTGCACTGGGGCTGATGAACACCGTCTCGCTGCGGGTAGCCATGGCAAAGCCTGACACCGCGATTGCCGCGTAAATTATCTTCCCGACAATGCCGTCTCTCACCTTGTGACTCAGTACGCACCAGAAGGCCCATAGGGCGATGATGGCGATAAAGGTCGTGCTCAATGTTTGAAGGCTCATGGATTAACCCCCTCCGAACTTCGAGCGAATTAACGCCCAGATGTCGGCGGCTTTGATAGCGCGGTTGATGGCGGTCAGAAGTGAACCGCCGAATGCCCCAAGGAGGAAGCCGACGCCGGCCACATCACTGGGGTCATTCACACCCAGGCGGTCGCAAACAATGCCAGTCAGGTACAGGGCGCAAGCGATACCCGTCAGCAGGAAGATGACCCAGGACCAGAGGTCTTTGAGGTCGTCCTTGCTCCACCAGCTTGCGATGATGGCGCCAATGAGGCCTGCGAGGATTAAGTCGGCTTTGTCGAGCAGGCGATGAAGGAGTTCCATGCGCTCGACCTCTCAGTTGCATGTTGTGGAGAATTAAAAGGGCCGGTGTGAGCGGCCAAACACCGGGGAACGGTGGTGAATTCGGGGCAATAAAAAACCCGACACAGTGGCCGGGCTTTTCTTCGCGCTACCTTAAGACGTTAAAATCCTAAGATAAGGAACTTTACTCTCATTCTCTCACTTCAGTCAAGATGGATTCGATCCGCTCGCGCGAAATCACCATGCAGCCTATCAGCGGCGCTCGCGTATGCCGCCGCAGCCTCTACAAGGGTCGGGTAATATCCAAGAATCGTGCGCTCCCCCCGAACACAAATTTGCGCCTTGAGCTTGCCGCTCTTGGTCCAGGTGACGCCTTTTATCCCAGTGGTTGAATCCGTTCTGGCGCGGGCGTTATGCTGGTTTTGTGAGGCTGTTGCAAGTCGAAGGTTGCAGATGCGATTGTCTTTTTTGTCCCTGTTGATGTGATCCACCTGAAGATCAGGGAGGCAGCCATACACGTACAGCCATGCCAGTCTGTGATTAAAATACCCCCGCCCATCACAACGCGTCGACAGGTAACCATTATTCTGCGTCCCCGTCGCGGCGCCGGCTGGCTTGTTCCCCCGAGCAACGTTACGAGTGAACACTCCGGTAGCTGCGTCATAGGTGAGCAATTCTTTCAGTCGGGCTTGTGTGAGCATGTCGAAAATCCCTCATTTGCTGAAAAGTCAGTGGCGCGGCAACCAATTTCCGCGCCACTGAGGCCATTACGCTGCGCAACTTTCGATTAAACCCTCTGCCTCCATGATCTCTTCTGCCGCTGCCAGCGCATCATTGACCTGATCATCAAGGCTCTTGCGGATCGCTGAGCGCCACCGGTAACGGGTGGATTCTGGCTTGCCATCGTTGTCCCAGTTCGTGATGTCGTACCAGGCCGAAGGTAGAACCGCCGCTGATCGCTTGCCGTCCGTGCCCGCAACCTGGGGGATGGCCCAGGTCAGAATCGCGCATTCGCGAAATCGCTTCGTTGCTGGCGACTTGACCGAGTTCAGCAGTTCGAGGATGGCGCCATGCTTGCGCTCGTCATGCGTGGAATACTTAGCCACCAGTGCCCGCCAATGTGCAGCAGACAGAGACTTATGCAGTCGACCGAACACCCAGCAGTCGGTCAAGAACGCAGCTTCCTTCCCGACGATCTCCCCCTTCTGCTTGGCGCACTGCACCTTTGGTTCAAAATCACACCCACCTGCAGAGTTGATGGTTTCGGCGGCCAGGGCCCGGACTACTGCGGAAACGACGTTTCTGTAGCTCATGAGAATCCCCCCTTAAACCGAATAAACAGCGCGACGTTTCGAAGCTTCAGCACCTGGCACAGCGTTGGAGATGATGTCCTTCACCTCTTCGGCGCTGATGGTGATGCGGCCCTTCTCGCCGTAAGTCTTTGAGCGCAGCACGGCGCTCAGGCATGCACGGGACCGCCAGCCACCGTCGTGTGCGTACTTGTCGCCCGGGGCGAGCTGATTCCACGACTCGACCGTAACGCCGGCGGACTCCTTCGACTGCATGCGGTGGTGGATATGGCCGATGTCGATGTAGCGGTAGGTCGACTCGCCCCAGTCCACGGAGAAGTCGGTCGCCATCACGTCAATCAGCCGATCCGGCTTGCACTTGTCGCTGTGGTGACACATCACGAAGGTGTTGCCCATGCGGTACGGGATGAACACGCTCGAGTTGTCTAGGACGTGGAGCCGTGGGTTTTCCTGATAGACGTGGTTCAGGAAGATCCGCATCCACACATCGTTCGAGCGGGAGTGGTTGCCCTGGTTGACGATCACATCCACGAACTGGAACTTGGCCAGGGCCTTGTCGACGATCGAGCGCATGATCCGGGCGCAGACCTCGATCATCTTCGGGTAGCGGCTGTCGAAGTCGAAGTCGTGCCCGGACTCACTCTTGGCGGTGAAATCCTGATAGTGCGACATGTCCCCCAGATCCTGAATGACGCAGCGCTCGCAGCTTGGCGCCCGGTCGATCAGCTTGTGCATGGCGACGATCAATTCGCGCTCGGCGATCTTCAGGTCGAAGTTGTGGCCGACCTCATGGCTATGGGCCAGCATCCCAATATGGGCGTCACCGATTTGAAACCACGGGATGATGTCGGTATCCAAGACCTCAATAGGCCCTGGAATTTCAGGCAGCGGGTTGACGTCTTCCAGAAAGGCTTTGGCGAAAGCCTCGTTCAATGCGCGCTGCCGTTCGTGGTCGATTGACGTCTTCACCCACTGCAATACCGGCGCCTTCACGCCTTCCTTGTACAGGCTCGACGTGCCTTTCAGGTGGTATCCGTCCGGCACGATATGGGTCATGTCGTGTTCTGGGCTCCAGCCCCTGCGAGCCATCCGCGCTTTGCGCTTCTGCAAGCTGCGCAGGTGCAGGCCCAGGTGCTCGGCAGCCTTGGGCATTGTCATGGTCTTGAGGGCTTCAATGACCTGGTCGTCGGTTACTTTGATCATTGTGCGGCTCCAGCCAGTGATTTGGTTTTAAGTGCTGCATGTGCCTGCCAGCCAATCCAGCAGCCGTGCATGTATGCGTGTTTGCTGTAGTCGTCGCTTTCGCCGCGGAGCGCCTGCATTTCTTCCAGAGACAGGTCGTTTCCGGTGACGTGGAGATTGCGCAATGCGAACCAGCGCTCAAATTCCTTTCGAACTGGATCGCTCATGACGCCACCTTCAGGCTGTTCAGATGCTCAACACATGCCGCCTTGGCTTTGGCCAGATCCGTGCCCGAGTGCAGGATTTTCTGCTTCGGGCAGCGGGCGACGTAGGCAGACCCATCCTGCAAGGCGTACTTGCTGATCAGGTAGCCGTCATCCGAGGCGAGGCAGTGTTTGGTGGTTTGCTTCCAGCTCATGACCGCCCCCTCGACCAGTTGATGAACTGGCCTTCCAAACAGAACCAGCCAATGCCGAGCAGGGTCGCGATGGTGCAGGTGGTTTCGATCATGGCCGAACTCCCCGCGCAATCCGGTCCCGGCGCAGCAGTCGGCGGCAGGACTCAATGAGGCCCCCAGAAAGGACCAGCAAGAAGGCAATCCACAAATTAACCAGGATGTCGCTTGAGATGATGGTCATCATGCTGCTTGCCTCTTGAGTTCGCGGGTTTTGGCGCGGTAGTCGGCGGTAATGGCTTTCAGGTCTTCGATGGTGTAGCGCTGGGGCTCATGAGGCCCTTCCAGCCAGTCAACGAGCTCGGCACCGATCCGCTTCACCAGCTCGATGCGGTAGTTCACGATGTCGCCGGACTTGTGCGTGTTGCATGGCGAGCATTGGCGGTGGCAATTCAGCGGCTCGAAGCGCAGCGCGGGGTTGCTCCCGACCGTCCGGTAATGCCCGGCGTCGTACTTGCCCTGGTGATGGCGACCACAGCTGATGCATGGCAGCTTGGCGTCACGCTCGCGCACCCAGGCGTTGAAAGCGGTCTGAGCCTCACGCATGTACTGACCCTTCGGCTTAATGCGCTCCTTGGCGGCTTGCAGCTCCTTGCGGCCTACATCGGCGAGGGCCTTGCGTGCCTTCTCCTGATTCACGCTCTTGATGGCGAGACCGCAGGCGAAGTTGCATACGGCTTGCCCGAGGCGCTGCGGCACAAATAAGGCCCTGCAATCTGGGTTCTTGCAGGTTTTTGGGCGAGGTTGCTTCGATGGGAGAGTCATGCTGCAACCTCCCGCGACTGCTGCTGCTCTGGGACGAAGTCGCCGCGCAGTGGCATCAGGAATCTCTCGTTACAAAAGGTGATGCCCCCGTGATCAACCCACTCATCATTCATGTCTCTTGCCATCAAGCCTCGGCCCTCGCACAACCAGGCAGGTTGATCGCCGCAGAACTCAGCCTCCGTCCCATCCGGGGCTATCAGGTTGTCGCCAGGCTTATAAAACCCGACAAGCTCAACCGACTTTCCGATATTTGGGGATCCTGGAAAGTTACTGCCAATGATCAGTGCCGGATCGCCCGGCTTGAATTGATGGTTCATGCCGCCCTCCTCTCGCCGTAAATGGCGTACATCAGGTCATCCGGGTGAGGCAGCAGCAGCTGCAGGTGCTCGGCGCAATAGGCGTCCAGCAGCTCCAGATACGACGTCATCTCGGCGATGGTGAACTTGCGGGTCTTGGCCCGGCCAACGCGGTATTTGGTTCCGTCCGGGAGCTGCACCGGATGCACCTCAGCCGGCCACAGCTTCGACACCAGGATCTCGTGCCACTCTTCCGAACTGGCGAGCTGGCCGAAGGATTCGCGCAGGTGGATTTGGATCATCCCGTTCCACATCCACAGCAGCTTGTTTTGGGCATCGCTGCGCTTGCTGCGGACTTCGACGATGGTCAGCTTGCGAGGCTTGGCCAGGTCCAGAGCGGTCAGGTAGCCGATCAGGCGAGTACGGTCGGATTCGTTGCGGAGCATGAGATCAGTCATAGCGCCATCTCCTGCGGTACGACGGAACGCTGCTCTCGCATGAAATTAGCCATGTCGCCCATCTGCTGAACAATTGCTTGCTCCTCAGCCGCAATTGACGACGCTATTTTTCTTTTTCTGCTGATGCAGTGCCGGCAGTCGACTCTGGACCAGTCGCCAGACAAGTTGCTGGCCTCGCCAAGCCAAGTGCCACACACGGCCTGCTCTTCATCTTCCTGTAGGAATGGGGAGTAATGAGTCTTCATGCTCTGCGCACTCCCTGCTTCACCAGCGCCACCCGCTCAGCACAACCCACGCACAGCTTCACGCCCGGAATAGCCAGACGACGGCCCTCCGGTATCGCTTCGCCGCACTCGCATTCAGTGGCGCTGATGCCGGTGTAACGGGGGATCTGGGCAAGCGCTTGCTCGCGGCTTTGTTCGATTACGATGTCGGCGTCGTCGCAGATGTCGCTCATTGCCCGAACTCCTTGAGCAATTGGCGCGCACCCATAACCGCGCCTTTGTCGCCGGATGTACGGCTAATGTCCTTGAGCCATTCCAACATTCGGGTGTTCTGTGCTTTCAGGTCGACGGCCATGCCAAGCAACTCGTCGCCGTCAGCGTTCATGTCGGCCTTGAGCGCTTTGCCAATCGCGCCAATGTCGCAAGCAGCCGCCAGAAGCATCCGCTGATTACGCTCAAGATCTGCGATCAGAGCTAAAACCTTGGTAGGTGTCATAGCGCCAAGAAACCGAGCCTTTGCTTCCCGTTCTGGGCATGCGCCGTACTTGGCTGGGTGACCGACTGGCAAGAATGCGATGTAGCCGTGGTCGTCGCGGATTCCGTACTCGGTCAATTTCTCGGTAAGAAAGCGCCAATTCAGATCGCCACATGCCTCTGCAAGGCTTTTAATTTCGCTGTAGTCGGTCATTGGGAAAGCTCCTGATTCTTGTTCTTGCCGAATTTCGCGAGCAACAGTGCGCGGGCTGACTTGCCGTCTGCCGGGATGCCTTGCTGGAGGATTCGTGCCTGGGTTTGCTGGTCGGCCAATTCGTTGGCCCGCTCCAGTTCGGTTTTCTGGCTGTCGTGACCGATGCCGGTGAGAATCTTCCCGTCGAGAGGTCGGCCTTCTTGGGCGCGCCGGATGACGATCGCGTAGTTGCGGTCGAAGCGCTCCCGCAGGCCTTTGTCGCCTTGCTTGGCGGAACGCAGGTCGAATACCCCGGTTTCATTGGCTGCGATGCGAACACCTTCATGGCTGTAGTTGCCCATAAGCGCTTCCATCCATGCATCTGCGGCGACTGGCATGCCGAAGCGCTCAGGCCCTGGCGAGCACCACTCAATGAACTGGCCGATGCTTGGGGCGAATGGAGAACCGCTGCGACGGCACTCCTCGATCGCGTAGCGCACCTGGTCGAGATCGCGGATACCGGCGTCGACGAAACCTTTGGTCCAACTGCGCTGGGCAGCCTTCAACGACTTATCGTCCGGCCACGCCTGCTTCCATGCCGGGTAGATCGCCTGCAATTGGCGGAAAATCTTCTCGACGATGTCGCCGGTTTGGTCGTCAACGACGCCAAGTGGTTTTCCTGCCGCTGGAAGCCCTTGCGTGGTGCTCAGGGCGCGCGAGGCGCCTTTGACCATCTGGTTGATTGGCTTCATAGGTCATCGCTCACGTCGGTGCGCCAGGACGTGTCGAAGAAATCAGGACCATTGGCCTGACGCTTCACTGGGAACTGGCGGACATTGCTGGCAGATGCGGAGTCACGCTTCACCCACTTCACCAGCAGGCTCACCCAGGACGCCTGAGTCTCAATGCGACCGGATGCGGAGTAGTGGCAAACGAACGACGCCGTGGCTTCGTCCGTAAAGGCGCTGACAGGAATAGCCATGCGCAAGGCGTAGGCCTTCAGCAGCTTCTCGTCAGGCTTCCACTCAAGGGTCATCTCGCATGGGGACTTTGGGTCGACAGATTGCTCTGCTTCGAAAAAATCAGGCTCACTCGCGCTATGAGAGTTGTGTTGATCTTCTTCCCTTCCCTTCCCTTCCCTTCCGGGGTCGAGCGGTCGACGACCAGTCGACGACTCCTCGACGAATAGTCGACGACCGCTCTCCGACTGGTCGTCGAATTCAGTAGTGAACGGCGGATATTTGAAGTTCTTTTTCTCGATCTTCTGGTGCCGCCATCCGAGAACATGAACGTAAAGTTTCCCGGCAACGGTGTAGCTTTTGGTCAGGTTCGAGCCTTCCAGCTCACCCAGCAGCTCGCTCACTTCATCAGTGGTGATGTCGTCACCTGGGAAGACAAGGGCCTTAATGGTCCGAGGCGATAGCGGATGATTTCCGCCGTCATCACAGAAGTTCCACAGGCCGATGAAAAGAAGACGGGACAGCGGACGGCAGGACATCACCTGCTCGCTCGACCAGAACTCAGGTTTGACAGTTCGGATGCGTGCCATCATGGACGTCCTTTGCCGATATGCTCGGCAAGCGCAGTGATGGAACTGATGCGCGACACGTTTTCAGATACGCCAAAACGTGTCGCGTATTCGGAGGGGTTGACGTGTTCAGTAATGTTCTGCATTATTTGCTCCAGAACGTTTTGCAATCGTTGTTGAGGAAACCGCCCGGCCAGGCGGTTTTTTTTCGTCTGCTTTTTGAGCTTCGCTAATTCTGTCCTTCATCAGTCCCTCCTTTTTCAGGCCCTTTTAAGTCCGGCGGGTGGTGTCGCCGGGGGTTTGGCAGGTTCCGAAGCTTTCCGGCACCTTTTGGCCTGGTCTTTTCGAAAAAGCGTTCTGCTCCAAGCTTTGCGGCGTAATCCTCGGGCGTCATGCCCGCTTCCTTCGCCAGTCGTTCAAGCTTTTCGTAGAGGCGCCCATCGATCCCGTGGCAGATCGTGGTTTCAGGCACAAAGCCTCCTTCAGGGCCTTCAGGCCGACATGTGTTTACCGGTAGCATCCAGCTCAACAATGCTTTCCAGCTTTTCTTCAACGCACATGCGAACGAACACGGCGAGTTGAAGCTTGTGTAACCGCGCTACGGCTTTAAGCGCTTCATAGGTCTCGTCGTCGTAACGGGATTTGATTTCTCGATCCTTTAGGTGTCGGGTGTCGTCGTAGGCCATTTGCTGATTTCCTTGCGTGGTTGAAAATTGGAGGTTAAGCGGCGTTTCGACGGCGCTTGGGTTGGGAAAGAAGTTCGTGTAGATCAGGGCGCATTCCCTCAAGAGTGAGGAAACCTTTGCTGCTCTTGTTGAGGCGAGCGGCAAGCTCTACGGATGCCTTTCTATGGCCACCGGCGAGCTGCCAGAGGTAACCAACAGACGTGCCTGCGGAGTCCGCCAAAGCGGTTCGCTCATCGTCTGTGTGGCTGTTTAGCCAGTCTCGGACTTGGGTGGACATGGGAATTCTCCTTTGGTCATGAGGAGAATTTAGCGCAACGCTAAAGTTAAGGCAAGCTGGAGTTTAGCTACTTGTATATTTCAAACTTAGCGCCGGGCTGTAATCCTGACGGCATGGATATCAAATCGATTCGCCGTACAAACATGATTGCCCTTCTGAAGGGGCGATCGAAAGCCGACTGCGCAGAGCTGTGGGGGACGTCTGCGTCCTACCTGAGCCAGATGCTGTCGAAGAATGCTACCCGCAGCATTGGCGACATGATGGCGCGTCGCGTGGAGGCAGCCGAGCTGCTGCCTCATGGATGGCTTGACCAGGTTCATGACTTAGCCGATAACTCTGCGCTAAATAACGTCGTTCGCCTGCCGATACAAAGGGAGAGCGACTTGCACCTGATTGGGGAGATTTCCCCGTGGGACAGCGACACGCCATTGGAAAGCGAGGAAGTAGAAGTGCCCCTTTATAAAGAGGTCGAGATTTCTGCGGGCAATGGAGCAACATCGGTCCAACCCATCCCTGGGCGCTGCATTCGACTTTCGAGGTCAACCTTGAGGGATGCTGGGGTCGAGCCAGCCAATGCAATGGCTGCCACCGTGGCCGGTAACAGCATGTCGCGATTGATTCTTGATGGCTCTACGGTGGGAATTGACAAGGGGACCACCCACATTATCGATGGCGAAATCTACGCGATCGAGCACAGCGGAATGCTGCGGGTGAAGTACCTCTATCGTCAGCCGGGCGGTGGATTGCGCCTCAGGTCTGAAAACTCGGATGAGCATCCAGACGAGATCTACTCGGCTGACGAAGTGGCGGATACCATTCGTATCATTGGCTTCGTTTTCTGGTGGTCAACCATTCGACCAACCCGTGGCCGGGGCAGAACACTTTAACGATCTAGCCTTCCTTCCTTGCAGAGCGCTGGTCGACCCCAGCGCCTCTGTAGTCAGTCCGATAAGCTCCCAGCTCATCGCGTATCAGCTTCCTGGCTTCATCCGTCCCCACCTCCTCCACAAGCAGCCTGACGGCTAACGCAGCCAGCTCCCCTGCGCTGCCTACGCTCGCCTTCACCTGCTCCTCTCCCCATCTCGCTTCCACACCTGCCCTAACTTTCACGCCAGCCATCACAGCCTCCCGTCATTTTCTTCATATAGCCGAGATTTATTTCTCTCTATGGCTAAGACCAGCCATGCCTATGTTTTATCCCTCTGCTAAATTTTTCGCAACTATTTAGCGCGGAGCTGTTGACGAATGTTTAGCAGCGAGCTAAATTCTGTTCAACGCCAACGAACAAGAAGGCGCCAGGGCCTGAAACGGACCGACCGCTCTTTAAAACCTCAGGATCCTCGCCATCGACTACCCCGGGTTTCAGCCGGTAAGCGCGAGCAACAAATAGTCGATGCCATGCAGCCTCTGGTAGCTGCCGTGCTTCCTCATGCAAGCACGCGAAACCACTCACACAAACTGGCAAAGCATCGAACACGAAATGTGCGACGCCGGTGAGAGACGACTCGGTAGTTGTGAGTGGTGGAGAGAACAGATTTCCTCGATGACCTTGGCAACAGGGTCATCCGGAAAATCGAACGGGAGCAATTCTATGAACAAGGTCATTCACATCACCCTGCGAGGAGAGTTGCAGGTATTTGCCGATGACGACCTGGGCGCCTGCATCCGCGAGGCAAACAGGATCAACGCTGAGCGCGGTTACACCAGTGGCGTGCACGTAGTTGAGTGCGAAGACGGTCATCGAATGACGGCAGCTGACTGCAAGGCTGCCGCCTGACTATTTACTGATGCCGCTTCTATGAGGCGGCATCGGGAAATCAACCGAGGGAAAGACGATGAGCTACATGCCAAAAAACATTAAGCAGCTGGACGATCTAGAGCAGTTTGAATTGATCGTCGCGGCCTACCCGGAGAAGTTTGAGGCCCGCGAAGAAGCTGGCGAAGACCTCTGGAATGAAGTGATGGAATTCTTCGAGGAGACGATCAACGATCCGGAAATGATTTTGGACCTGCTGTCTCGAATCGTTTACCTCTCGATGCCGATGGGCTCGCCTCTCAGCGGGAAAGCATTCCATGTGCTGGGCAAGGCCTCGCTACTGACTGATGGAAGTGTCGGGATGATGTCGGCGGTAAGTCGGGAGTACACGCCGCCTGCTGCCGCCTGAAGCATCACCTCTGCCCATTCAATGAGTGGGCAGAAGGATGCGGATGATTCTGCACCGCGCAATGCGGCCCCCTGCATTCGAAAGCCAACGAAATGGAGCAAGTGTGATGGCCAAAAAAACACCGAACACCGCAAAGATTATTGTGTGGACAGAAAGAACGCGGGCGGAAATGGAAGGCCCGACGAATTCGATTTGTTACTACCTCTTCATGATGGTCCCTGAAGGGCAGCGCATTCGGCTCTTGGCGGATATGAAGGATTGGCATGACGCCAACACTGACTGCGCCGCCTAACCCTCTCCGTGCACGTCAGCCAGACGCAAATGGCCCGATATCTCCATGGTGATGGAGATGGCATCGGAGGTGTGACTTGTAGTTTGCCTCGGTGGATCAGGGGCGCCCTGCGTGCGGGGTGCGGTCGACTAGGTAGCGCTGCCAAAGTCGGCGTAAGTCTTTTGGGTTCGAATCCCTGACAAGTCACACCCCCGATGCCGACTTAACGCTCTTCATGGTGGGGCTTAGAATCTCTAACGCTCACCACCATCCACATTAACGCGGAGGATTGGCAGCCATGTAAACCACAGATAACTATCCGACGCCTCATGCGCCCGGTAGTGACGTAGGAAGGTAAAGCCCGGTTCGCCGGGCTTTTTATTGGGCGATTGGAGGTGAGTGTGATGAGCGCATGTTCAGGGATAGTGAAGAGTTCGAAGCCAATAAATGACTTCAAAGACGACTCGAAGTTGTGGGAGTTCGAGCTGGATGGAACTGCAGGCGCACATACCTGCCGAGTGTTCAACCATCTACGGCATCCAGTTGTTGGCGACTCAGTTCTGGTCTTTTTGATGGATGGCAGAAACCACGCAAAAGAGGTCGTCTATGACGCTGACCTCAGGGTGGTCAAAAAAGCTCTCGAAGGTATGCAGCCATGAAACGCACCCCAAGAATTCCCCGCAAGCCCCGCCCCGACGTCCACGACTGCGCCAAAGGTCGGATGCACGACCCGGTGGCCCGGAAAATCGTTGTCACTATGCCGGGCGGGTATATCGCATGAGCAATTGGATCAAGTGCAGCGACAGGCTGCCCGATGACGGCGTGTGTGTTATCGGCTCCGGGTGGATGTTCGGAGATAAAGCGAAGGGCCGATGGGTAGAGCCGACGATCTACTCGAAGGAGGATCTCGATTTCCATCCCGTAGCAAGCGATGAATATGGGGATCTTTCGGCTGACTTTGACTCGTCGATGGTGCCGACCCACTGGCAGCCACTCCCCGCCCCGCCCGCAGAATAAACCCGGCGCCCCTTGCGGACGCCTGATCAGTCCAACGGATCGCGCCGAATAGCCCGCGGTCAATATGTTTAAAAAGGATGCAGGGCGGCCCTCGCCCGGATCCACCTCGCCGAATCTGGAGGCGATCATGAACACCACGCATAGTTCTCTGCCTAAACACCCCCGCAAGCCGCCTCCAGCGAGCCACAGCCCGCACGATGATGCTCGGGCCGAGTGGCTGTACAACGCCGCCGAAGAACTGCTTCGCGGCAACAGCGTGTCGTTCCAGCGCCGCATGCGTCCCGCGCAAGGCGTGACCGCCGAGCAATTCGCCCTGGCAGTCGATGAGTACGTGAATAACCGCCTGGCCGACAGCGAGGTTCACACCTCGGCGCTGGGCTGGCTGCTGATCACGGCGACCTCCGGAAGCGCTGACAAGACGGCCGTAGCTGAGCTGCTGGGCAATAGCGCTCACCCACTCGGCAAGCTTGGCGAGATCGCCGAGACATTGCTTGAGCCTATCGCCGATGACGCCCTGATAGCTCAGGCGGAGGACGATCTGTGAGCCCTCACATCCTGCTGGACCAAGACATCGACGAGCTCTCGCATGCGTCCTGTCCTCCCCTGTATGAAGTCCTGGTGCTGCGCAACATCACCGGGTTCATGCGGGCCGAGAAGATCACCATCGAAGAGTTCCACCACTACTGCGCAAGGCTGAATGTCGCTATTGCGCATCGGCCAAGGAGTTGCAATGAGCACCGCACTGGTTAAGTCATTGATCGACGAACAGATTGATGAAATCGAGCGCAGCCTTGCGCTGATCGGCTTCGGCCTGCCTTGCGAAGAAACGATCGCCGACCTTCCGGAGCACATGGCTGTACCTGCTGGTCGGGTGCTGATGGTGTTCAAAGGCCTGACGATGTGGGACGCCATGCAAGCGGCTGAGCGGGCGCACATCGAGAACCCGCAGGCTTGGAGCAAGCGAGCCTGCCTGTGCGGTGAATGGACAGTAAGTTATGAGGTGAAGGCATGAGGAACAAGCACCCTGGCGTCTGTTATCGCTGCCACGGCAATGTTTCGGCAGGCGCTGGACACTTCGAGCGATACCTTGGTAGCTGGCGCGTGCAGCACGCCGAATGCGCCATAAAGGCGAAGCAGGAAAAGGAGGCCGAGAAACCGTGACCACCTACCAGCGCGCCAAGCGGGTGTATCTCTGGAGAGGATCCGCAATTGTGTTGACCGGCGCCACCTTCGTGATGCTCGCCAGCTCCTACTGCTCTCAGCTCACCCAATAACCCACACCTTTAAACGCTGCGTGCATCGCGGCTGAGGATTCGTCATGACTGAACAAAAGCACACTCCCGGCCCCTGGTTCTCGCCAGACGGAAAAACCATCAAGCAGGACTACCGACCGATTGGTCTCAGCGCAGCGGCAGGCTGCACGATTGGCGCCGTGATGGGTGGATCGACAAGCGGCCCTCACTTCATAGAGATAAACGAAGAGGTGGCAGCCAACACCAAGCTGATCGTCGTCGCGCCCGATCTGCTGGCCGACCTTGTCGAGGCTGCGAAAACCCTGCGCCGATACGAAGAACTGCACCGCGCCAAAGGCACTGCCGAAAGCACGGCCAAGGCCGAGGTAAACGCCGAGCTTGCATCGCGGTTCGAGTCGACCATCGCCAAAGCCACCCAGTAACCACCTTCACAGCGCCCCTCTCCGGTGGCGCGGAGATAACTCATGTCCACGAATATGCGCATCTGGGGCCAGGTCGATAAGACTGACACCCGCTACACCAAAGAAGCCAAGGTCGGCGGCCAACAGATCACCAGCCTAAACGGCACGGCGATGATCATGAAGGCCACCGAAGTGTTTGGTCCGGCCGGCATAGGCTTTGGCTGGACGGTGCTGGAGGAGCGCTTCGACAAGGGCGCGGAGATCTTCGTCGGCGAGGGGGACAAGCGAGCCAGTCTCGGCTTCGAGCTGAACCACACCGTCAAAATCATGTTCTGGATCAAGCAAGACGGCGAGCGCGGCGAGTTTGAGCAGTACGGCTGCACGCCCTACCTCTACAAGAGCAAGTACGGCACCACAACTGATGGCGAGGCGCCGAAGAAGTCCCTCACCGACGCCATCAAGAAATCCCTGTCGATGCTCGGCTTCAGCGCAGACGTGTTCCTCGGGATGTTCGACGACCGCGACTACGTCCAGCAGCGGCAGGAAGAGCAAGCCATTGAGCAGGCTGTCGACAAGGACGCGGAAATCGCCAAGCAGCAGCAAGATCGCCTCGATTACATCAAATCAGTGATCGACAACATGCACGGCGCCAAAGCCCCGCACGAGCTCAAGAAAATTCATGACGTCGCCGTCCGCCAGCTCACGCTGCGCAAGGACGACAAGGGCGCGGCCCGGATATCGCTGGAATGGAAAAAACTCTCTGAACCCAAACAGGAGACGGTCGTATGACTCAGCTCTACGCGCTCACCGGCAAGCTGGCCGAACTTCAGGCCATGGCCGACACCGACGATGAGGGCCTGAAAGAGGCGCTTCAGTACGCCATGGACGATATCCAGGGCGCATTTGAAGTGAAGGCCGACAACATCGTCATGCTTCGCCGAAATATCGAAAGCGACGTCACGGCGATCGACACCGAGATCGAGCGGCTGACGGAGCTCAAACGCATCAAGAGCAACAGCGTGGCTCAAATCAGCGACTACCTGCGCAGAAACATGGAGGCGGCGAACCTCAAGTCGATCAAGCGCCCCCTCTTCACCATCACCCTGGCCATGGGGAAAGAGAAGGTCATCGTCGACAACGAAGATGCAGTGCCCGATGAGCTGACGGCAGTGAAGACCAGCATTGCGCCAGACAAAACCGCAATCGCCGCCAAGCTCAAGGAAATTCGCGACCACAACGAAGCGGTGCGCAAGCGCATGGAAGCGGGCGAAGACGCAGAACACGAATTGCTCCCCGAGCCGGCATGGGCTCACCTGGAGCGCGGTGATAGCTCAATCCGGATCAAGTGAGGCCGCCACGAACGCACACATCAGCACTGAACTCAGCATGATCCAGATGCTCGACCCTCAACGCCACGAACTGGCACTGCTGCAGGAGGCCTTCTTGAATAAAGGAGGGACTATTGAGGTATTGCAGGGCCCGAGCTTTGTTCCGCCACCGGTGAGGCACGATCCGCCACCGACAGTGAAAGCCAAGCCGGCGAAACAAGCGGCAGAGCCCGGCCGAGTCGACAAGCTCACCCAGCGCGACATCGAGCGTGAAGAGCGAGCGGCGCAGGCGGCCAAGGATAAGCACGAACTGACCGAGCGCATCCGCAAGCTGGCCGAGACGATGAATTACTCGCAAGCCATTCTGCGCACCGGCCTTGCGCGCCGGACCTTGTACAAAATCGCCAAAGACGGCGGCTTCACATTCCAGCCGGCCGCGTTCAAGAGTCAGGGCAATCTGCGCCGGGCCACTGTCGACGAGGCCAAAGACGCCAAGGATGCCGAGCGCATCAAGGCCTTCAAGGAAATCGGGCTCACCCGCAATCAGGCCATGGAGAAGACCGGGATATCGTTCACGGCCTTCATTCGGATCCTGACCAAGTTCGAGATCGACTATCCGAAGTCGGCTCGCGGCGGGCCACGGCCTGTGTTCATTGCGAAAGCCAAAAAGCAGTAGGAGTGACCCATGGCAGCCGCGCAGAAAGAACGATCGGCAAAGACTGCGGCGAGGCGAAAGACTCGCGGCGAGGAAGAAATCAGGCTGCATTGCATGGCCGGAACCCGGCAGGCCCTGGCTGAGCTAATGGCCTGGAGCGGCATCGAGGAACAGGGCGAGGCCATCACGCTGATGATTCACCATCTGCATGCATTAGGGCCTCAAAAGTGTCTGCCGCTGCTTACAGCCCCGCGACACGTTATTGAGCTCTCCCAAAACGTGTCGCGGGCTTTTCACCGGAAGAGCCTGCAGATGATTCAGCAGGATCCGGGGGATGAGATTATTGACCCTTGTCAAAAAAGTTCAGCTCTGCAAACCGTAACCACTTGGAATGGGCTGACCACATAGCGCGTTCGAGCTCTTTCGCCTTCTCGCGGAAGTTCTCGTCCGCCTTGTCATGCCCTGCATAGAAGTCCTTGAGTTTCGCTGATGCTGCGCTCAGTACTGCAAGCAGTGCGTTGCTTTGTTCGATTACCTTCAGATCGGCCACGGCTTCATCTCCTTGATCCGGCTCCATGCCGGGCTATCCGTAATACCCCACCACAAACCAAATTGCCACCACCGGTTGCGGAGGGCGGCGCCTGACTGGAGCTCACCTATGGCCACGGAACCCTGGCTGTACCTCGGCGATTGTCTCGAGGTTATGAAATCCATGCCGGATAACAGCGTCGACATGGTTCTCGCCGATCTTCCCTACGGCACAACCCAGTGCGCCTGGGACGTGATCATCCCCTTCGAGCCGCTCTGGCGTGAGTATCTGCGGATTGCCAAGCCGGAAGCCGCCATCGTGCTTTGCGCGGCCCAGCCGTTCTCCTCGATGGTCGTGGCCAGCAACCCGAAGCACTACCGGTACGAATGGATCTGGGAGAAAGGTAACGCCACCGGTTTCCTGAATGCCAAGAAGCAGCCGCTCCGGGCACACGAAAGCGCTCAAGTCTTCTACCGGCAGCAACCGGTGTACAACCCGCAGATGTCGACCGGGCATGAGCGCAAGACCAGCAAGCGCAAGACGGTCGATTCGGAATGCTACGGAAAGGCGATCAGCCTCACCGAATACGACTCGACAGACCGGTACCCGCGATCGGTTCAGTTCTTCTCCAGCGACAAGCAGACCGGCAGCTTTCACCCAACACAGAAGCCGGTCGCCTGGATGAAGTTCCTGATCAGCACCTACACCAACCCGGGCCAGGTGGTAATGGATAACACGATGGGAAGCGGCACCACTGGTGTTGCCTGCCTTCAGCTCAACCGCCGATTCCTCGGCATCGAGCAGGACGAAGCGATATTCGGTACCGCGAAAGACCGACTGGATGCCGAGCTGATTCGGGTGAATACGCCTGAGCCGCAAATCGACATGTTCTCCTGAGAAATTCCGCTTCAACGAATCACGCCAGCTGAGGTCAGCTCAAAGCCAGCCTGTACGGCTGATGACGCTGATCAGGCGAATCACAGCGGCGATCAGGTTTATCCACTCAGTCAGTCGTTTCATGCGGCGAATCTCAGGTGTGTTGATAGCCATAGCTTGACCGCAGAGACCAGTTCGTCTTGCAGCGTTAAGCACACCTTGTGGATAGTCATCTCCTTGGACGACTCCATCACCACCACCTACCGCGCTGAACGCCCTGGCGGGATTTCGGCTGCACGGAGCAATCGAATGAAGGCGTTTATATTCCGCACCATCGACATCGACGGCCAAGCCATCCGCACCGCGGTACGCCCGGGCAAGCCTCACCTGACACCTCTTCTGGTGTGCAACGGTATCGGAGCCAGCCTGGATCTGGTTATCCCCTTCGTGGCAGAGCTTGACCCGGATCAGGAGGTGATCGCCTTCGACGTGCCGGGCGTTGGTGAGTCGCCGACTCCGAGATACCCCTACCGATTCAGCGGCCTCGCCGATACGGTCGCGAAGATGCTGACCGCGCTGGGTTACGAACAGGTCAATGTAATCGGCATCTCATGGGGCGGATTCCTCGCGCAGGTGTTCGCTCACGATCACCCGAGCCGCTGCGCAAAGCTGATCCTGGCCGCTACCTCGCACGGAGTTCTGGGCGTGCCGCCATCGCCTCGAGTGCTTGCGCTGATGGCCAGCCCGAGGCGCTACACCGATCCGGAATACGGCGCATCGATTGCCCCAGACATTTATGGCGGCTCGTTCCGCAACAACCCTGAGTTGTGCGCCCGGCACTTCGCGAAAATGAAGCCAGCCGGCGGCAAGGGTTACACCTATCAGATTATGGCCGTTTATTGGTGGACCAGCCTGCGCTGGCTGTACCGGATCAAGCAGCCGACCCTGGTCCTCGCCGGCAACGATGATCCGCTGATTCCGCTGGTGAATATGCGCGTCATTGCCGGCCTGATTCCGAACTCAGAACTCCACGTCATCGACGACGGCCATTTGTTCCTGATCACTCAGGCCAAGGTCGTTGCGCCGATTGTCACGGCGTTTCTGTCTGCACACAAAGAGCCGCGCGGGGCTGCCGTGAATGAATTAGTTTCAGTGGGGGTTGTATGAGTGATGTGACCGTATATCTGGCAAGTGATCTGCATCCAAGCGAGCATGTTGTTCTGCAGCCAGATTTTGATTCGTTGTCATTTGATTTGGCTGCTTTGCGGGAAGAGCTGGCGACTGCTAAGCGCAACGAACACAACTCTGAAGTTGCTTACAAGGCGGCAATCGAAAAGCAGGGTGAGTTGCGGGAAGACCTTGCCGCCATCGTCAATAATCGCAATGAACTGAAGCATCGCCTGACCGCCGCCGAGCAGCGGAATGCCGACGTCAATACCGAGGCAGCTGCAAAGATGCTGGCCGCCTGCATGGATTATCCGTGGGAGCACATGCCCGAAAATGGTCGATCTCTGATGCGCAAGCACGCGAAGGATGTTGTCGACGCGGCACTGGCCAAGCCCACCGAATCGGGAGCAAGCGAATGAGCGGATACGGAACTTGCCCATCTTTCCGTGAGTGGGGCGCGCTCTGGCCTCACTCGGTAATTGTTCGACGGTTCTGGATCTTCGGCCCATTGGTGCAGCATGTCGTTTATCGCTGCGATGAGTGCAGCCCTATTTTTATGAGGAAAGGTCGTGACCAATAAGATAGAAATCTCGCGGGAGCTGGCGAGTCGTGCAATTCGCTGCATTGAGCACGGCACTGAAACAATGGGGGAGGCAACTTCTATCGCTGACGAACTCAGAGTCATGCTCGCCGCCCCAGTCGTCGAGCGCCAAGTTGAGCCGGTGGCGTGGCTTAGTGAAATTGAACTGAACAGCCTGCGGGATAAAGGCGCCGGATTTGTATGGGCATCGCCAAAAGAAGAGTCTCCATGCAGAGCACCGCTGTACGATCACGCCGCGATAGAGCAGCTGACGCAAGAAATGCTTGCTGATGAGCAGGCATTTGAAGGGCTAGTTAAAGACAACGACCTTCTTCGCGCCAAGTTAGACGCGCCGTCCTCGCCGGTAGCGGTGGTGCTGCCCGAGCGCATGACGTGGGACGGACTTCGGGCAACTGCCTGCAATATTCGTGGCGAAGGCTGGAACGCCTGCCTCGACAAGGTCAAGGAGCTGAACACTCTGTAGCCCTGCACAAAGTCAGCCGCACCCCGAAAGGAGTACACCTGTACTCCACCCCTCTGTAACTCCCTCCCCCTTCAAAGTCAGCCGCTATAGCGGCAAAGGACAGGTATTGCCCAATGGAAAAGCCAGTCAATGAAAAGTGGTCAATCAATGGCAAGAACGGATCATGGGATTACAACAGCCTCGCCGATCTGATCCGCGACAACTACGGCAGTGCCGGTGAGGGTACAAGCTTTGGCCCCGGCCTCGGTAGCGGCATGGCCATAGGCGACACGATTTATCGCGGTACTGAATGCAAAGACGACCCGGCGGGGTTCCTGCCTAATGCGAGCCAGATCACCGAAATTATGTGGGATAACGCCGCATCCAGCGATGCAGGCGAGTGGGTCGATGGATACCCCTCCGTGGACAGGCCGGCATTAATTGATCTTGAGGCAGCCCTTGAGCCGCTCAAAGCCTGGGCGCGCAAGTATTGCCAGCCGGACTTTTTCACGGTCAAGGACATCGTTCAGTACACGGTTACGGCTGAGGATGTCAGGACCGTCGACCGGCAGGTGACGCCATGATCGTCCCAGTCTGCGCCCTCGCCTACATGGCCTGGCTCATCTACTCGGGGCCACGGCGATGAACGATAAAGAAATGCTGGAGCTGGCGGCCAAAGCGGCCGGCGTTCACGCGGGATTCATCAACGAATACGGAGGCGGCAAGACGTTCTGCTGGAATCCACTCAATGACGACGGCGATGCCGCGAGACTGGCAATAGACCTTCAACTCAGCATCCTCTGGTTCACCACGCTTCAGTTCGTGATGGTGGAGCGTCGAGGCGTCGGCGAGAACATCGGCTGGACCGATGAAGCAGGAAGAGGTGGCGCGCTCCGCAGGGCAATAACCGTCGTTGCAGCAAAAATCGGCACCACGCTTCCCTAACCAAACCCCTACCAGCCTGCCGGTGAACGGCGGGCGAGGAATTCGCATGCCTGATATCAAGTGTCACCACGGCTGCTCGATGAGCATAGGCACCGACGACTGGGTGAAAACCCTGACCATTGACCAGATGCGTTACGCACGGGACCAGATGGCCGACAAGATCAAGGCGGCCGAGGCGCAACCCAAGCGCACGGTCTGGAGGGTCAGCAACGGCAGCATCTGCGAAGGAAATTATCGCGAAGAGGATTTCGAAAAGGCCGCTGACCACCTGATCCGAATATACAAGGCCAAGTTTATGGAGGAAGTCCCGGGCTGGATCGAAAAGCCGTACGGATACCTGACCTTCGAGCGGCAGCTACCCAGTCTCACCCCCGAGCTGGTGACCCAGCACGAATACGACACTGAGTGGTTCCCCATCAAACCAGAATAACCACCCTCTGCCGCCCCGCGCGGCCCGGAGCCCCCATGTCTCACATTGAAGAAAGAGAAGGCCGCATCTACGCGGCGCAGATGCTTGCGTCTGTCGTTTACCTGCCGCGCTGCATGTTCGATGAGCGCGGGCCGGTGGAGACGATGGTTTGCAATCTGGAAGTAGCAGCGCTGACCCATCCAGCGGATTACGCCAAAGGCATGCTGCAAGTGCTCAGCGAGGTGCGCCATGTCCAGCATTGACGTACACGAAAGACGCCCCGACGGCGCCGTCGGCAAGCTGCTCGACGTGATCGACCGCCAGCCCGAACACCGCAAGACCGGCAGCTTCGTCGAGTTTGACGGCGAGATGCACCCGGTCCTGACCGGTATCCGCAACTTCATCATCGTCACGACTGAGCGCTGGGCGCGGGTGTCGGCTGCTACCTGGAGGAAGGCATGAAGCACAAACTCTACTCCGGTTTACAAGTCGGCAAAGTCACCCTTGTTCGAAGAGTTGAAGGCGAGAAAGGTCGCGGCCCGCGCTGGATCTGTCGCTGCGAGTGTGGCGAAGAGATTGAGAAAAGCCGAGACACCCTCACCAACCCAAATGTGATTCAGCGCTGCAAAAACTGTTTCGTAAAGTCACAGCGCGCCTATTCGAACTTGCGAATTGCCACGGGCCTTCCTGTAAACCAATGGAGCGACAAGCCATGAGCGAGCGCGACGAACTGATCGAACTCTGCAAGATCGCCCAGCACCTTGGCGGCCCGCAGAACCTGAGCGCCGTCGGCATCGGCCGATATCTGCGCCTGTGCAGCCCGGAAGTGGTTTTGGCGCTTATCGAAGCCGGGCAATCCCGCAAGGACTGGCAGGCTGAATGCCTGAAGAAAGGTTTCGAGTATGTCCGCGAATCTGACGACCACTACGTTCTGGCTGATGTTCCAGAGATGGCGGAACTGCTTGCCGACCTGCTCGGCGTTGAAGTCCGATCGAAGGAAAACGACAGCTACGGCGAAACGGTCAGCAGCCTGAGCGAGCAGGTCGAATCAGCCAACAACGCTTTCCATCGGGCCTATGAGCTTGAGAAAGAGTGTGAGGCGCTGCGTAAGGACAAGGATCGCCTTGACGCTCTGGAGTCGAACTTTTGGGATGTCCGGCACGGTAGTCATCCAATCGCAGACACGGGCGACAGCAGCAGCTCGTTGGAAATTGTTGGTCACTGGATGGGCAAGCCATTCGAGCGGGTGATTGGCGAGGACTGGAACGAGAACCTGCGCGCCGCCATTGATCAAGCTATGAAGGCGCCCGCCTATCCACCGGCTCGCCCTGAATACGAATTTGATGAG